GTACTATCATTATTTGAAATTATTATTTCACCAAAATGCTTAGTTCCAGGTAAAGTGCATACAAAGGTGTTGTCAATATAAATTGAGACTGATTCAGCGCAAGTACCACTAAATTTAATAAGTAAGTTTATGTTATCAGTATAAAGGTAAGCTGGTACAGTAACTGCAGCTAAGTCATTTTTCACAGTATATTCATTATAAAATTTATACAAAGACGTTTTATTTTCCGGAAGGCTTTCACCATATTTTGGCCCATCATTAAGGTTTTCGGTAAACACATTATTATCCAAATACACAAACGTGTTGTTAGGGTTATTATTATACATAGCTTGTGATACGCCTATAATAGTATTATTGTTAAAATTAACGATACTATTCCCTGGCTCGGTGTTGCAGAATAACTCTAGTGAATACGTTGTTGGGTGTGCATGGTAGAACATATTGTTTTCCACTAAAGCGTATACACTCAATCTATTAACATTAGATACACTGTTAATAGCAAAACCTCTAGCTTTTTCATGTTCTTCACTCTGCCAAAATGAATTGTTTTTAATCGTAAGCCCACGGCATAAGCAATCAACACTATTTGATATTCTAATGCCCTCTACAAATCCCTCTACCCAGTTATCAATAATCCTAAGCCCTACACAATATTCTACAGCAATACCGTAGGTTGATTTGTAAATATTACTAAGCTTAACATCTGTATCGTCAGAGCCATGAAAATAAAAACCGTTTTTACACCATGATACTGTACATTTATTGAATCTAACAATTTGTGGAACTTCATTGTAAAAACCATATTCTGGTGTGTGCGGCATACCCCAAATAGTTACATCCTCAATAGTTGATTCGTTTAAGTTTTTCGTTCTAATACCGCCTTTAGCATTTTGCGTAAATGTAATTTTAAAACTATCAAATGTGTGGTTATACGTCCACGGGATAGAGCCGCTTCTTTCAACCCTTATAGCGAAGTCTGTACCAGAATATTTTATAATACTGTTATTACCGTCACCGAATATTCTAGTACCTCTTTCTGTATCTATAGTTATAGTTTTTGAAATTAAATAAGTTCCACTAGGGATATAAACAGGTAATTTCAGACTTAACGCTAAAGTAATAGCTTTTTTAATTAATTCGTAACAATCGGTATTTCCAGAATAGTCAGCACCTAACGCTTTAATATTTAAGCAATTACCATAAATAGGTGTAGCAAATAGCCCATTGGCGAGTTCAAGTGAAAAATCACTTTTTGTATTTGTGATAAAATAGTAACATTCACCACCATCATTTTGTGAATAATATCCACTGGTGTGTGCGTAATCGCCTACTTTCGCATCGGCACTAATTAAGGCGTTAGCTGTAGCAAATTCTAACCCGTTTAGCCTATTCTCTAACTCAGCACTTGAAACTAAAACATTATACACATTTCCGTCTGGGTCTTTCATCGGAATATAATTAATATATGTGCCAGTTATAGGCTTCTTATACGTTAAAGGATTTTCTGGATTTAGCACAATATCCTTAGCGTTTATGATTTTCTTTCCACCCACCGTATCAGTGCTATTTTTATTGAATGTTGAAATAACATCATCATTGTAAGTATTACTTGTAGTACCTGTTACAATAGTGCTTTTATTTCCATCTACGCTTTCAGTGCTATTGCCTTGAATAGCTTCACTAACATTACCAGAGTAATATTCATTTTTAGCCCTACAATAGAAGTCATAAACGTTGTTTTGCCCGTTGTCGCTAATCAAGTTAACAGAATTAACTTTTCCATTTAATACGTTATTGTTTCCATCAAGTTTAGCAAATAACGGTAAAATATTGTCACTCACAATTCCATTAATCACATCGTTATTACTACTAGAGATAATACCAGCAATTCCTTTAATGGTGCTTAACGAGCCAAACGTCACATTATCTGCGTTAATAATTCCTACATTTCCTCTAATTTTAATCATGCTTTCAACAGCATATTTGAAATCTACATTGTTAATGTATATATTACCCTTTTTTTCGATATTAAATAATGTATATCCATCAGTCAGTATACTGTTCACCAGCTGTATTTCAGACCCAGTAATATTAACAACGTCTATGTTATTAACTTGTATATCCATATTTCCATCAAGGGTAAGATTGGCAATAGATAAATTTGCAACTGTTCCACTTATAAGTGGTTTAGTCGCGCCACCTTTTAACACAATCTTAGTGCTGTATCTGTCAAACCCAAATAGACTAACACTGTCTTTCATAGCAAGCGACTGCGTAAGATATGAACCATAAGGGAAGTACACAACACCACCGTTTTCAGCGGCATAGTCAATACACCCTTGTATAGCGGCTGTATCATCGGCAGAACCGTCACCTACTGCTGGGGTAATACCATTCGGTGGGTATTTTACATTCAAGATATAATCAGCAAGAATGTCCCTAACAACTTCTCCGATTGCACCGCTACTAATGAACTCCTCAATCATTTCACTGATAAAATCAGGCAGAATATTGACGTTTTCAATTAACTGGTTTAACTGAAAGCAAAATTTATCAAGCTGTTCGCCATAGCTTAAAGCGTCTGAATAAACTGTAGGAAGTACAAGCCAGTTTGCACATCTAGCAGCCTTTACATTGTTCCATTTTTCATTCATAAAATTCTCCTTTCTTACCATAAACCGAAAAACAATTCTTCCAACTCATTTATAACCATCATATCAATGTTTATAAATGTTCTTCTGTAGTCCTCAATACGTTTGCTAAAACTCTCTCCACCGTTAGAGCCACGAACGTGTTCAAGATATTCCTCTGTGTTGGTGATAGTTGTATTTGAACTGCTGTCGCGTTCAGTGTTAATATCGTTAATCACATTTTCACTGTTCTTAGTGATTCTGTTCAAATCATCATGTGAAGCACCAGAAAATGTATTATTAGCACTGTCAACTGTAGCATTAGTTAAATATTTTCCGGCTTGTAAATCTGTTATGCTACCCTGTGGTGTGTCAGAATACATACTATTACCATTACCGATGGTATTTTGATTTTGTGTGCCGTTGCTGTTACTATTTTCGTTGCTATTAAACTCTCTGTCTGTGTTATTAGAATTAGTACTATTTTCAGTCAATTCTGTGTCTTTTGTTCCGTTTCCTTTTGTTTCTCTTTCTCTAGTAAGGTCTACATCATATAAAGGGTTAAAATCAATCAGTTCGCTTTTATACAACTTATTGTAATACGGCATAATCTCATTAAGCTTAGTATTAAGCTTTAATTTCCACAAACCAACAGTTTCTAATCCTATCTCTCTTGTGTAATAATGACGCAAGATTTTAGTTTCAAGAACTGTTCTGTAACTTTCGTCAAATATAGGAAAGTTAAAATCAAATACTTTAGTGAGGCAGTTCTTAATAACCTGTTCCACATCATTGTAACCAACACTTTCGCTCAAGCCGGAAAAGTGTTCACAAATATAACGTACTTCTGTAGTGTATTTACTCATTAGCACTTCCCACCTTCCCATCTTCTGTGTCAGTTTCGTTTACATATTTACCCATATCTTCATCAGTATATGCTTGAATGTCTGCACGATACTCTACATCAATATTAAGCCCAAACATAGCATTTATTTTCTTACAAGCTTCTTTCCTCATTTCCAACCTTGTATAGCGTGATGCAACCGTAGAACCCATGTTTCTGCTTACCTCATCAGTAATCATACGTTCTTTCTTAGCCATGCTTACGTTGCTGATACCGAGATATGTCATAGCTTCATTCCATATCTGTGTTTTGGTTTCATACACCTTGTCAGCGACGTATGGCGCGCCGGTTACAATAGCTTGTATCTTTTTCATGTCAATATCCTTACCACCAAAGATGAACGGTTCGTTTCCGTCATATTGTGCATAAAGATTTTTCATAGTCAACCTCTGGTTTTCGTCACAAGTTATCATAACAGGTGTTTTCTGTGCTTTAAGGTTTGTTATCATAGTCCTGTCACACTCATACAACTTGTATGCAAACAATTCAACGTCAGTTAAACAATTTGTGTGTAGCATATTATTGAAAATGATAACCGAATTTGTTTCATCAAGGGGCATATTGTACCCGTTCACAGCATACGCCGTTCTAATCTTAGGTATTCTGTAAACATCAAGATTTCCACCTATCATGGTTTGTAATGCAAGATACTTGTCCATCACATCATCTTTAAAGAATACAGCCATACCATCAGAAAATAGCGTAAGTTCCAGAAACCTAGGGTCAATGCTGTCTGGTAAACCCGACCATTCAAACATACTGATAGCTAATTCCGTCAACCTATTGTAGTAATGCTGGTAGGTTCTGTCATTAAGATATACACTTGTCCAAGGGTCACGATTTTTGCGTTTAGCCATTTAATCACTCCCTCCTACACTGTTGTCAATTGAGTAGTTTCCTACTTCACTCCCATGTCTCCAAAATGTTATACCGTTATTATAGCAAGCTTTAATCTTAGCCATATCGTCAGCTGGAACGCTACCAACAATATTAACGTCAATCGTTTTCACATAATTCCAGTGGCGTCTTGTTGAGATATTAGGCAATTTTACCCTATGGACTGGGTAGCCATATACGTCCCAATATTCATCAATGATTTTAGCAAATTCACCCCTAATGTGCATGTGCATGAAAGCAAAGTCTTTCAACCCTAAAGCCATCATAGCACTATTACCTTGTGCGTTTTGTGCTTGCATTGGTAAAGTGGCGTGCTGGATAACTCCAGCAACCACACCAGCAACAGCGGCTATACCAGCAACAGCGGCAAGAGGAACGCCGCCTATTGCTAAAGCTGTGCCACCTGCGGTCGTTGCCGCACCAGCCCTAGCAACACCACCAGCAATCGCCGCTCCGCCCCCAGCTAAGGATACAAGCTGTGATACACCAGTTTGCGCAAGCCACGCTTTAAAAGCGTCAGTATTATAGGAACACTGTGGAAACCCGTCAAGAATGATTTTTTCGTTGTAGTTAGCTGATACACCCTTATAGTTAGTGGGGCATAGTACAATCTGTGGATTGCATGACATATCGCCGCTCACGGTAAATGTGCAATTTGTAGGGTCTGTGAAATACTCATACGGAAATGGAACACCTACGCCGTTTAAGTTCGTAACATAAAGGAAATTGTATGGGTAAGTATAAAGTTTATTGTTCTTAGGGGTATATCCATCAATTTGACCTGTTACTTTCTTGCTCTTGTTCACATCATATGTTTTAACACTTCCACCGATTTCGCCTACCATGTTTTTCGGCATCATAAAGATAGAAACTATACCACTACCCTTATTAGCATTTACAGCGTCATTGATAAACTCATTAACATCTGCATAGCTATCGAAAACGTTGTAATATAGTCCAGAGTAAATACCGCTATATGTGCCACCTGTGTTATCGTCCAAGTTCTTGTCAAACGTAGCCGCCACCACAATGCTTTTAGAACCAAGCTGATTAGTTCCGTCAAAATCGTCTGCAATATACTCACCAAGTTCTAAATCGTCTGGAACAAGGTTTTCACCAATATTATCTGAAACAACGTGTTCCCTTTCTACAAAGCTTGGTCTAACAGTATAATCAAAATACCATGTCTGCATTACGTCTAGTTCAAATGTGATATTTGAAGCTTCATTATTCACATATTCTACGTTGGTTATAAACGCATAAAACCATTTATTACCAAAAGATGTGTTTTGGAACATGATATAGTTGCAATCATACAGATTGTCAGCCAAAATACCAATACGCAAAATTCTTTCTTTGCGTTGGTAGGTATAATTAGTGACAGTGTACTTAGCCAAACCAGCAAAATATGAAGCCTGTTCGCTTGAACTATTGAAGTGAATGGTATGTTTATATGTGTTGTCTATTGTAACATTACGCAAAATGCGTATTGTTGAGTTAGGTGCAATATACATATTATCAACCTTTCAAATAGAGTTATCCACAATAATCTGTGGATAACTCATTAAAATTGTGAACTAAGCCACTGGCGTTGAAATAGTAGCTGTTCCTTTCTTAGAAATGTCATAGGTACTTGTTGCGGTTACAGTGATGCTAGTAGATGCTGGTGCTGTTGAAAGCACAGTAACCTTACCGCTGTTGTCAACCGTAGCGTGTTCACTGTTAACTGTCCACGTTACACTCTTAGGTGCAAAGTTTTTAGTTACAACGTTTGCGGATAACTGCACAGACTGTCCAGCCGCTACCGTAGCAGTTCCGAGCGATATAGTAACAGAAGTTACACTGGGCTTTCCAGGAATAAACAGCGCATTGTTCGCAAACGGTGATACAGAAAATGTTTTCCAAACGTGATACCAATAGTTCCAATAAAGCCCCTCACCGTTGTACTGTTCCGTGAAGTTATAGAAGTTGTCAAAAATCATAAACCAATCTTTGTCAACAAGAACAGCCGGAATAGCGTCAAGTGCTTCTAACTCATCAGAAGTAATTTCATTGTAGGTGGTGTCACCAGTAAACAGCTCTGCAAGTCTATCCGTATCAAGTGAACCAAAGCTGTCAACCAGCACACGTCTACCAGAAAATTCTGCCTTATCCATGTTGAAAGCAGAAGCAAGAACTTCAACATCCATGGTAGCGTCAAATTGTGAATTGATAAGCATATACTGGTCAGTCTTAGCAGTGTAGGTCTGCACACCAGCTAAGTTGTAGTTCGGTGAAAGGAATGTGAACTTGTTAGATACACCCTTTACTGCTGAAACAATAGATTTCATGTTATCCGTTTCAACTGTAGGAATCTCAACAGGGTACATATGGCCATCAAGAATGTGACGAGCCAGCATATACTTCATTGTCTGGAACTCGTCATAGTTCGCCCCAGTGTACATAGCGTCCACAATCTTAGCGATAAGGTCACTAATACCCTGCCAGCTAAGGAACGCCTGTCTAAGCTGGTCATTGCTGATGGTAGCCTTGTAATATTTCTGGTAGTTCATAATGTGGAAAGCCGCTCTTACATCAGGGATCTCCCTTTTAAACACGTTAGTTTCAGCGACAGCAGGGTCAAACTGAAACGGTTTAGCGATATTTACAAAGATTTCCTCAACGTTTTCTCCAAATTCCAGCAAACCTTTCTTAAAGAACGCCCAAGGATTGTCGTACATTTTGGATGTAATAAGTACACGTCCGATACGGTTTACCAGTGCAGAAAGGAACTCATTCTGCAAAGCAGGATAGTCCATGATGATAGCGCCAATCTGTCTGATGCTGTCAGCGTCAGGTGTTGCTTTCGGAACGTAATCACGATAGTTCTGTGTAGCGTTGTTTCTGATAGCGTTTAAAATGTCAACGCTTGAGTTAGTAAGCGTAACAACTTTCGGTGTAGTAGCCATGTATTATCCCTCTCTTTCTGTGAACAACTCATCAAATGTTCTAGGTTCACTGTCATCTTTAATCTGTTCTTCCTGTTCTTCTTTGATTTCTTCTCCTGTTTTACCGGAAAATCTGTCCATATACTTCTTACGCCAACTAGCGTCCATTTCATCATACTTAGCTTTCCAGTTTGTTTTGTCGGCAACCTTGGTTTCATAGTCTGTAAAGGTGTCTGTCACATCTTCCAATAATGAGATAGCTTCATCGGAAGTATCTTCACCAATACGTTTTCTGATGACTTCCATGATTTCTTCTCTTGTTTTAACAGCCATATCATTACACCTCCTTCCACTTTGTCGTATCAAACAGTTCCGATAATCTCATGCTCATTGGGTGATTAGGTGACAACATAACCACGCCATTCTGAACCATTACCGTAAAACCGCTTGTATGCTGGTAAGTTCCATCTTTAAACGGCATATTATAACCTCCTTTTTAAGCATAACCATATAGGCATTTTTGAACTCCACTCGCCACCGTTTTGAGGTGGATTTTCTGGCGGAACATAGGAATTGTTGTACCAATCATACCAGTATCTAGCGTTCTGCTGTCTAGCTGGTTGATTTCTGTTTGCCGGACGTTCAAAGTTGTTTAGGAAAGCATACGCAAGATATTCGGGGTCTTTTGTGCTATCCTTAAATTCATCGAATGTTTCTGGATAATCCGTTGTTGGTATCCATTGGCCTGATGGAACTGTCTGGTTTACTAGCCAATCAAGTTGTCCATATCCATCGTCTGATTCATAGCCGTTAGCTACTGCCCAGTCAGTATAATTTGTTGATGGCGTCCATTGGAATAAGCCAAAACCTAAATTAGGGTTTACAGTTAAGTTCTGCCATATGCCCGGGTTTATTGAACTTTCACCTAAACTATATTGACCACCAGCGTTTCCTAAAATACCACAAATACTCTCAACAGTAAATCCCTCATTGAGCAGATAATTGAAAAATATTGTAGCATTGTTCTGCATTTCTCCAATACTTAACCACCTGTTTCCTTTTATCCACTCATTAGTTGCCCCGTTTTCCCATCGCCATAATTGAAGCCACTTTCCTCTGCTGTCGTTGGCATTGATTGAAACCTGTTCATTAAGTGGCACTTTTGCAGTGTGCGCTCCCATTGATCTTGTTTTGTCGAACGCCATTTCTGTGTGCCCTTTTCTGATAAGAATGTCACCCGCTTTCCATTCAACACTAGGGTCATAAAGCGTGAAGCCTAAAACCCTTAAACAAGCCGCTTCTGTTCCTGTCCAGAATGGGTAAGAATTACCACCATTAGCTGCTTTAACATTAAAACCACCAGCTACTAAGGCGTACCATATAAAAGAAGAACAATCATAGTAGGTTATACCTTTTACAATTTGTTGATTTCTGTATTGCTGTGAATAACCTACATTTTCAGCGGCACATGTTTCAACTGCCCAGTTATAAGCTTGTTGAATTGACGGCATATCATCCACCATATTTGTTGATAATTGGAAACAGGTCATTCACACAATTCTGGACGGTTTGAGCATCATAACCTGCTTTTGTAAGTTTTGTCTTTCTTTCTTCACCTGTGCCAAACTGTCCTGCGATAACCAAAAGCGCAACTGAAACAGTTTGCGGTAAATTGATAGCTGTAATGTTCATGTTATCACTCCTTATCAAGTTTGTCTGATAGCTTAGTAAGAGCAATTGTGTTGTTGTTAAGTGCTTCACTAAGCTTGTCCATTTCTGCTTTGTGCTGTTCGTCAGATTTTATCATTCTCCAGAACAAAGCACCGCACATAACAATGGGAAAACCTAAACTGCCTACAAGCTGAATAATCGTGTTTGCGTCCATGTTAAAATCTCCTTTCTTTTTTATAATTATACCATTTTACTTGAAACAAGTCAATATATGTGTTATAATAAAAAGAGAAAGGGTGTGTTTTTTTGGCTAGTGCATATTATGATGGTACTAAGATACTTAGTATGTTAGATATAAATGGGAACAAACCAGAACTATATCTTATTACAAGTAATAGGTCTGGTGGTAAGACTACTTATTTTGGTAGATTGTGTGTAAATAGATTTAAAGAGAAAGGCGAAAAGTTTGCGCTTATCTACCGTTATAACTATGAGTTAGATGACTGCGCTGAAAAGTTCTTTAAGGACTTATCCACATTGTTCTTTAATAATAGTGTAATGAGTAGCAAGAGAAAAGCTTCTGGAATTTTCCATGAATTATTTTTAGATGATGAGCCTTGCGGCTATGCTATTTCACTTAACAGTGCCGACCAGTTAAAGAAATATTCGCACTTATTTAGTGACGTTGAAAGAATGATTTTTGATGAGTTCCAGAGTGAAACCAATCATTATTGTTCAGATGAAATAAGGAAATTCATTTCTGTTCACACAAGTGTGGCTAGAGGACAAGGAAAACAAAGTAGATATGTTCCTGTGTTTATGTTAAGCAATCCCGTGTCTATTATTAACCCATATTTTGTAGAACTAGGTATCAGTGAACGGTTAAAAGATAATACAAAATTTTTAAGAGGAGATGGGTTTATTCTTGAACAAGGATTCATTGAAACAGCTAGTAGGGCGCAAAAAGATAGCGGTCTTAA